GAGGGCGAGGAGCTGACCGCCGAGGAGAAGGTGGCCAAGGCCGAGAAGGAGGCCAAGGAGAAGACGGCCGGCAGGACCGCGGAGGCGGCCGCCGAGAGGCGCCGGGAAGAGGCCGTGAAGAAGGGCCTCGAGGCGCGTACCAAGCAGCCGGCAGACTCGAAGGCCGTGGGCAAGGGCGACAAGACCATCGTCGAGCCCGACGTCAAGAAGATGACGGACAAGCAGTTCGACGACCTGCCCGAGGCAGAGCTCCAGCGCATGAGGGGCGATCAGGGATGATCTGAGGAGACGACCATGGCATTTCACCACCACACCCCCGCGCAGCGGGCGAAGATCAAGGCACGGCGGGCGCCCACTCGCAAGGGCACCCACACGGGCCTGCGCAAGGCCCCGGTGGTGGTGAACAAGAAGTTCCGGGGCGGGTCCTATTGATGCGCTGGCTCCTTGCGGTCATACTGGCGCTCCTCATGGCCACACCGTGGGCGAAGGACGTAGTTAAGTATGTGGCCACGGGCGTCGGCGGCACCGTGGTGGTGATTATGTCCTCGGACTGCGTGAGCCCGGTGGCCAAGGCCCGCCTGGCCGCGGAGCTCCGGGGCGCGCCGTTCAGCGCCCAGGCGGCAGTCATCAAGATCAAGGACCAGCCCGAGATGGCCGGATGTTGGGTAGGGGTCAGCTTCGACAGCGGGCAGACCATCATCGTCATCACTGGCGAGGACGGCGGCATCATGTACACGGAGCCCTCGGACTTCAGGCTCTTGACAAACACGTAAACCGTACTGTAGACTTGAAGCTTGAGTACCTCGCTGCCCGGAGTGCGACATCTCTGGGGGGAAATCGGCAACCTGAACGCCGCTGTTGTCCGCCACCCGGGCGAAAAAGGGATTCCAACAAACCGGAGGAGTGGCAATGACAACCACCAATTTTACCCGCCTCACGACCGAGCAAAAAACCGTTTGGTCCATGGATCTGTGGAAGGCCGCACGCAACCTTTCGTTCATCAACAAGTTCGCGGGCAAGGGCCCGGGGGCGATGGTGCAGCACATTACCGAGCTCACGAAGACGGAGAAGGGCGCACGAGCAGTGCTGACCCTGGTGCCGGACCTCGAGGGTGACGGCGTCGCGGGCGATCGCCGCCTGAAAGGGAACGAAGAGGCGATCAAGGCGTACGACAAGGTGATCCGCATCGACCAGCTGCGCAACGCGAACATCAGCGAAGGCCGCATGGCCGAGCAGAAGTCGATCGTTCGCTTCCGCGAGACCTCACGGGACGTGCTGTCCTACTGGCTCGCCGATCGCATCGACCAGCTCGGCTTCCTGAGCCTGGCCGGCATCGCGTACAGCTTCAAGACCAACGGCGGGACCCGAGTGGGCTCCGACCTGATCAACCTCGAGTTCGCGGCAGACGTCGCGGCCCCGAGCGCGGCGCGGGTCTTCCGCTGGGATTCGGTGGGTGGCGTTCTCGCCGCCGGCGCGACCAACACGGTCGCGGCTGCCGATACGCTGTCGTGGGAGCTGATTGTCAACCTCAAGGCGAAGGCCAAGGACGAGTATCTCCGCGGCACGCGCACGGGTGGCAAGGAGCGGTACCACATGTTCGTGACACCCCAGGCGATGTCGAAGCTCAAGCTCGACACCAACTACTTGGCCGCGCTGCAGCACGCGCAGAAGCGCTCGGACAGCAACCCGCTGTTCACCGGTGACTTCGTCGACGTCGACGGCGTCATGATCCACGAGTATCGGCACGTGCCGAACACCGTGGGCGCGGCGAGCGGTTCGAAGTACGGCGCGGGTGGCACGGTCGAAGGTTGCCAGATCCTCTTCTGCGGCGCGCAGGCGCTGGGGATGGCGGATCTTGGCACGCCAGACTGGGTCGAGGACGAGGACGACTACGAGAACCAGCAGGCGATTTCGGTCTCGAAGATCTTCGGCTTCCTCAAGCCGCGTTTCAGCACGCTGTACGGTGCGTCCGCCGGGACCGAGCAAGACTTCGGCGTGATGTCCGTCTACGTGGCCCAGTAATCGCGCACTGACCTAAAGCAGAACAGGAGATACACCATGAGCACACTCACCAAAGCAGTCAGCGCGCAGTGGCCCATCGCCGTCGAGTTCGAAGCACTGTTCTCCGACGACATGCTGGACACCTCGGGCGTTTCGTTCATCTTTGAGACCGTGACCGCCGGTACGGTCTTCGCCATCTGCACGCCGCCCCCGGGCGCCGTCGTGTTGGGTGGGACGATCTACAACGTCGCCGCGGCTACCGGCCCGACGGCAGCGTCGCTGGACGTCGGTGATACCGACGACCCGGATCGCTATACCCCGACCATCCACAACCGACTGTCAGCAACGGCTCACACCGACATGACGCCAGTCGGAGCGGTGGCCAAGGTGTACAGCGGCAACCAGTCCATCAACGGCACGCTGATCAACAGCGTGGCCGCGGACACGACCGGCAAGTTCCGGGTCGTGATCGTGATGGCGGCGGCCGGCAAGGCGACCGAGAACCTGAAGACCACCTAAGGTGGCGCAGGAACCTGCAGCGTAGTACAATGGGGGCTAAGGCCCCCATTTTCTTTGTTAACCCCCAGGAGGATCAATGACCTCAGAAGGCCAGTTGTACCACTTCATCTCGAACCGCAACGTGACCGTCGGCGGCATGAACGGCCGCAGGATCGCGTTTGCCAAGGGCAAGCCCACGCACGTTCCGCGCACCATGCACGCGCTGATCATGGAGCGGGGCATCCTACCCTGCACGGCGGACGGCAAGGTCCTGGAGACCCCAGAGGCGGCCGTCGTGGATCCGGAGGCGCCAAGAGTGCTCCTGGCCCCCGAGACCCAGGAGGAGCGAGACGACGCCATGAAGGTCGTGTTCAAGGCCATCGTGGAGAAAAACAACGCCAAGGACTTCGCCGGCGGCGGCACCCCCGGCGCGACGGCCGTGTCGGCCGCGCTCGGCTGGCGGGTGGACCAGAAGGAGGTCCGCGCGCTGTGGACGAAGGTCCGCTCCGAGTTTCTTACCGACCTGAGCCCCGGAGACTAAGCTATGGACCAGGACGACCTGATTGCTCAGTTCAGGGCGCAGGTGGGCGACGAGGCTGTCCCCTACCTGTGGGCGTACGAGGAGGTACAGCAGTACGTCATCGACGCCCAGGACATGTTCGCCCGCCTCACCGGCGGGATCGCGGACGTGACCGTGCCCCTGGCTGACATCGGGTCGCCCCAGACTCGCCTGCAGGACCTGGACCTGGTTATAGGCGAGCCCTACACGGCCCTGAGCCCCTACATCCTGCGCTTCATCGGCGGGCGGCTGCTCACCGCGAAGTGGGACATCACCTTCGCCAACCAGGCGGACCTGCGCACGATGCGCTGGAACGACTACGGGTGGAACTTCGGCGCCCAGCTGGACGACACCGAGACCGGGGACGCGCGGTACGCCCTCCTCGGCATCAGAGACCACTACGTGCGCTGGATGAAGGTCCCCAACGCCACGGACACGTGCCGCCTGCAGTTCCGGCGCCTGCCCTATCCGCGCATCGCCGTTTCTGACGACGCCCTCGAAATAGACGAGGAACACCATTTTCATCTGATAAAATGGATGAAGACCCTCGCGTATGCGAAGGAGGACAGCGAGACGTACGACAAGCGTCTGTCCGAGCTCAACGAGGCATCCTTCCGGTCCTACTGCAACCAGGCCCGGCAGGAGAACGACGGACGCCGCTTTCGCCACCGCGTCGTCCAGTACGGTGGACTCTGATAGAAGGCCGCCATGGCTGCATATACCAGCACCACGCGAGTAGGTCCGCCCCCCTCGGGCCACTTCCAGGCGGGCGACACGTTCGAGGATGCCACGGGCACAGTCTTTACGTGCTATGACACTGGCTTCCCCGGCGGGTGGTCGACGGGCGGCGGTCCCGGCGGTGACACGCTGATAGGCAACCTAACAACTTCTGGTATAGTTTATAATTCGTATGAAGTTGCGATTGCCCCCACAGGATATACGACACCTTTTGTGATTGGCAACACTATAAATGATGGTGTTGCTGGAACTATTGTAGATGGCATAGACATCTGGACGAACTATCT